CTCCCATATTGTGGTCTGTTTTCTGTCTGAATACCACCGGTGCTTTCCGTTTTTCTTCCAACCAAACAGACAGGGTTCATGCTGCCACTGATACGGACTTCTTCCGAGAACAAGACTCTGCTTTTTCCAAATACAAGTACCTGAAAGATAAAAGTCTGCGTCAGCAAATGCCTTTCTGAAATTTAAACCTTCTGTATCTGCGTGGAAAACATAGATACTTGCATCATCAGCCATAGCATTTTTTATACAAGAGAATGCATCGAAAAGAAACTGATAGAACTTATCACTTTCAAGATTATCATTCTTAATTTTCCCCGCACTGCCTTCGTAGTTTACATTGTACGGCGGGTCTGTAACAACGAGATTTGCTTTCTTGTCATTCATTAGAATCGTGTAGGACTCTTCTTTAGTACTGTCACCGCAAAGTAGTCTGTGATTTCCAAGTAACCAGAGGTCACCGTTTTTTGTGATTGTAGGATTTTTGAGTTCTTCTTCAACATCAAAATCATCTTCTTTTGCGTCATCGGCAGTATCAAAAAATCCCGCAAGCTCGGTTTCGTCAAATCCGGTCAGACTCAAGTCAAAATCAGCACCTTGCAGTGATTCAATTTCTACCTTCAAAAGTTCCTCGTCCCAGTCGGCATCAAGGGCCATTCTGTTATCGGCAAGTATGTAGGCTTTCTTTTGTGCATCGGTAAGGTAGTCTACAAATACACAAGGCACTTTATCAATTTCCTCTTCTTTTGATGCCATAATTCTGCCGTGACCGGCAATGACATTATAATCTCTGTCAATTATTACGGGGTTGATAAAGCCAAATTCTCTGATTGATGCTCTCAGCTTGTTGATTTGCTCCTTTGAATGTGTCCTTGCGTTATTCACATATGGAATCAGCTTGTCTATGTCAACAAGGTTCATCTCCGATACTCTATTCATATTGCATTTTCCTTTCCTCCATCAAAACACAAAAGCCTTTCTTTGCTCCTGCTATGTTACCGTGAAGTGCCTGTCCTCTCAAGGTTAAAAGCTCCTGCCTTTTCAGCCTGTGTTTATATCTTTTAAGTGTTTTTAAAAATTGTGTCAATTCGTTCTGTTCGTTCATCATTTCATCTTTTTCCTGAGCAAAAGTTCCATAGTATCGTTCGGATTATCCTCAAACGGTACTGTGCAGTTTTGCTTTACAATATCATAAATTTCGTACCAAATAAGGTTTGCACTCTTTTGGTACTGCTGGCTCATCTGTACGAACGGCGACGAGATTACTCCGCCCGTGGTCGGGTGCTTTCCAAGCAAGCCGTAGGTGCTCGTTGCCTCCTCACACTGAATGTATCTTGCAAATGCCTGAGCATACGCTTCAATCAATCTCGGATTGACAAGCCGTTCACAACCACGCTCTTTAAGCCACAACCAAGTTTCCTTGTATATCTCATCTGCTCCGAGAGGCACTCCGTTCTTCTGCTTTGCCGAAAGATAGTCTGCCGGTTTTGGCATATCCGCACCTTCAACAACTGCACCCTCAGGTAGGTCAACGGCCTCAAGTTCCGCACTCGTAAGCACGGGTATATCGTTTTCCATTAGCCGAATAGCCTGACCTTTTTGCAATTTTTCTGCCACGGACATTGGCTTGTCACCGGCCCGAACTCGTCTGCCGCCTCTGTTTGTACCGTCCTTTGCCATATAAAATCACCTTCTTTCACAATTTTTAATACCCCGTTTGAACTGCCGTTTTTGTGCGTGACACCCTCCGCCGTTGTCCGCTATATGCCTCGCAGAGATTTTGATACCCCCACCATTTGCTGAAAATTGACAAATAAAAACTCAAATGGTAGAATAAATAAAAAAGTTGGTATACACTTTTGCTTTATTCCTTATGTTCGGATTTCCAATTGATGAAATAACACTCCTTTTAACATTTGTTCAAACAGCTATATCTGTTCTTGCTTATTTTGAAAGTGGTGAAAAGATTATGGAATACAGAAACAACACGGTTTGGTGCGGTACACGCGGAGTGATCAAGTATGTCTGCGAAATTCGCTGGGATAAACAAAAGTGTTACAAGCGTGCTGCGATAGGTTCGAATCCTGTCCGCTCCGCCATATTTTAGGACTACCTTCACGCGGGTAGTCCTTTTTTTATCTGTCTCCAAGGTCGTGGTGAATTTTATTGTGGCAGGACTGGCAAAGGCTCATTAGATTATCTGTACTATGTGTACCGCCTTTTGAGAGCGGGATGATATGGTGAACCTCCTCGGCAGGTGTTGTTTTTCCCTGTTTGAGGCACTGCTCACACAACGGATGTGCCTGCACATAGCGGTCACGAATTTTTTTCCACGCTCTGCCGTACTTCTTGTTGACATCAACCGCTCGTGTGAATCGGTTGTACTGCTTTGCAATCAGCCTTTGATGTTCCTCACAATACCGCCAGTTTGTAAGTTTTGGACAGTTTGGATATGCACAACCCTGCTTTGGTTTATGTGGCATAAACTCCTCCTTTTTGGCATAAGAAAAGCCCTGCAAATTTCTCTGCAAGGCTTTCAAAGTCTATTTCACTGTTTATATTATAGCAGATGAGCATACTGTAATTCTATGGAATTTACTGTCAACTTTCGGGAATTACAACACTTTTTAATGCGTTTTTTCTTATCTTGAACACATTGTCAATACTGCAATTCATCTGTACCGCTATTTCTTCCCAGGTTTTAAAGCACAAATATCTCAATTCAAGAATTATCTGATACTCCGGATTCTGTACGGATTTTATTGTTCTCACAATATCT